AAAAGCCACGGTGTGCCCTCGTTTCCGTTCGCAGACCTTAGTGATAGCCAACGCTACCCGCCAGCGCCACGAGAGGAACTGACCCCATGCCCACGGTAGGCTCGGCGTACAGCGGCATCGGTGGGCTGGATAGGGCAATGGAGGAACTTGGCTTCGCGGTGCGCTGGCAGATCGAGAACGAAGAGTACCCCGCCAAGATCCTGGCGCGACACTGGCCGGAGGTAAGGCGATATGGAGATATCCGAAGAATCGACCCAGAAAGCCTGGAGCGAGTTGACGCAATCTGCGCCGGCTTCCCCTGCCAGCCCTGGTCCGTCGCGGGCAAGCAGCGCGGCGAGTCCGACGACCGCAACCTATGGCCCGAGACAATCCGACTCATTCGCGGAGTACGACCCCGCTACGTCTTCTTGGAAAATGTCCCAGGGCTCGTTGCTCATGGGTACTTTGGCACCGTCCTCGGAGACCTGGCCGCAGGGGGGTACGATGCGGAGTGGGGCTGTTACACGGCGGCGCAGGTTGGTGCCAGCCACCGCCGTGACCGGCTCCTTATCCTGGCCTACGCCCGACACGCAGGGAGACCGGGACGGATCGGTTCTACGGAAAGCGGCGAAGGGGAGCCATGCTGTCAGCCTTCACCACAAGGCCGCGATGTGGGACACCCCGAAGGCCAGCTCGGAGAAGGGCGGGCCGAATCAGCGGGACGGGAACGGTCGGCTGTACCTGGACGCCCAGGCTCGTCAGTGGCCGACGCCGCGCTCCAGCGACAACGAGAACAGGACAACCCACAATGCTCCGAGTCACGGGGCATCTCACGGGGCGACTCTAGCGGGGACAGCGGGCCAATGGCCGACACCGGGAACGGACAGTTTCCGAACACGGGGCGGCGATCGGAAGGACGAGTTGGGCTTGAGTACCCTAGAATGTTCCCTCCCGGCCCCGGCGACCTCACCGCCTGGGCACGAGTGCTCTCCGAAGTGCCGGAGGCTCGGCCCGCTGTTTGTAAGCTGGTTGATGGACTTCCCGATAGGGTGGCTGCTCTCCGAGCCCTCGGAAACGCCGTCGTGAAGGCGCAGGCGGTACACGCGTTCCGCGAGCTCTGGGCGCGAATGGAGGAATCGTGATGCGCCTCACCGTAGGCCACGTGGCCCTGAAGCAGTGCCGTCGCTGCAACGGCGATATGGAATGGGACGGCGACTACTGGTCGTGCCTCCAGTGCTCATATGAAGATTACTCTGGCAGCAACCACCTAGCCCGCAACGCGCCGAGCGGCATCCAGCGTCCACCGGGCTACATCAAGATCAGGTACGACGGCAAGGAACCTGACTTGGAGGGCCGGATACTGTACTACCGGAAGATTCCCAGGCCCGGTGCGAACAACGCGACTCAGAACGACATTGACGCGCTATGTCCCTACGAGGGCTGCGGACAAGACCTAAAGGTGACGTTCGGGCGGCAACAGGAAGGTAGGCGCAACATGAAGTGCAAGGCGCAGCACCTCGCCTACGTCTCGATCGACCAGGAGCCGATAGGATGGCGATAGAGAGAGGGCGCATGTATCTCGATAGCGACAGGCCCTAGGAGTGGGACTGCGATACCGCTGAGGGCAAATCGTGGCCCGTGGAAGCGATCCGAGCGGAGGACTACCCCGCGCTGGCGGAGATGTGGGATAACAAGGACGATGCGATCTACGACGAATGCTAAGGTCTGCGATCCGCACTATTGGGTCATCGAAGCGCCCAACGGCCCGACTCGCGCTCGGCCGACAGCGAAACGCCGGCCTTGGAGGCCAGCAGCCGCAGCGCGCCGGCAAAGTCCAACCCATCCGAGCGCATGACGAACGAGAAGACGTCGCCGCCGGTGGCGCAGGCGCCGAAGCACCTCCAGCTCTCTCTCGCGGGGTCCACGATGAAGGAGGGCGTCTTTTCGGAGTGAAACGGGCACGCCGCCTTAATGGGTGATCTTGCTCAACGGTCTGCGCACGGACTTCAGGTGCCACGCCATGTGGTCGATGCTTGTCTTCAGGTCGACCAGCGAATCCCCAAGCTCGCCCCAGCCGCCGGTCGAATTCAGCATGCCTTCGAGCTGGCCAGACAGAACCTTCTGGGCGCTCCACAGATCGCCCAAATCGGTGCTCAAGGCGCCCAGCTCCTCGTCGAGCGTTGTTAGCCTGATCACGACGGCGTGGGCCATGGTGGCCGCCTGCCTCGCCATATCGAGATCGGCCTGGTTCTTACCCTTGCTCTGGTCGCCAATTGACATCGACAATCCCGCTGGCGCCAAGCGCCGATGGTCCCATGCGACAGTGCGTGTCGTCTTGCCAACCCTTGTGCGGTCGAACGAGAACTCCACGTCGGCCTCGTAGCGCCAGAGACGGAACGATAGTGCGAGATTCATCTTACGGCTCCTAGTCGTCACGCATGAGGTCTTTGGATAGCGCCGCCAGTCCCGTTAGCGTAGCGTATGTCACCTTATCCCAGCCCAAGAACAGCGCGGCGATACCGATGGTGCCAAAGATGGTGATTATCAAGAGCACCTGGGGCCGTATCTTAGTAAACCACTTCATGGCTCTACTCCTGACATGAAGATGATCATGTCTCGGTTTTCGGTCATGGCAACGCGGAGGGTGGACACTAGCTCTCGTAGCATCGTCGTCTCGTCGGCCACGAACTGACGCACCGCGATCTCGGCCCTGCTTGCGTCACGCGACACGTCCAATGTCCGTTCACTCATCGCGTCCAGAGAGCGGTCTATCGAGTCGAGGCGCAGCAAGAGGTCATCCACGCGTTGATTCGTCTCAGAGGTGGGCTGCGGCGCGTTAGATTGACCCAGAAACCAGCCCGCCATAGCCACCAGGGTCATGACGATGAACACCAGCAGCGTGAGGGCAGCGGTCTTGAGCATCAGCCACCGTTCATACGTTTGAGCTGGCCTTCCACGGTTCCTAACCGTGTGGAAATGTCCGTCATTTGAAGCGCACGGGCCTCATGCGCTTTATGGACCATCTTGTGCAGGCCGTCTACATGCCCCCGGAGTGCCAATACATGGTCGTCAAGCTGGTTGACGTTCTCCGAGACACGCCCAGCCCTCCAGATTACCGCCACAAAGCCGGTGATGAAGCTCGTGGTTATCAAGGCCGTTGCTCCGATGATCGCTGCGGCAATGGCACTATTCAAACGTCACTTCCGCTACTAGGACTGTACTCGTAGCCTACCGGACAGGTTATCACGAATGTCTCACGAGCCGTCCCACCCGGCCACGATTCGCGGCACCGTCAGTTCCAGGCCGTTGACACGAGCCACCAGCGCCGCCCGCTCCGCCGTCTTGTACTTCGACCCATTGCGCCGGAGTTCGTACACCGCGTTCATGGTCTCTGTGACCTGATTCTTCAGCCCGCCTAGGGCTTCAAGCACCTGTTCGTCGTTCGCCATCGCTACGCTCCTGCTAACTGCTTTTCCAGTTCCTCTATACGGCGGTGCATTTGCCTCATGCCCGACCAGGTATACCACTGGGCCGCAACGGGGTCAATGAACACCTCTGGCGATCCATCGCTATTTAGTGTGAGGTCTAGCACACCCAGCTTCGCTAGGTGCTGGATGCCCGGCTCTCGTCCGGTGAGGCGTTGACCGCAAACGCTGCCCAACACGGGTTCCAGCGCCAGCATGTCACTGTGCCATTCGACGGGGCCGCAACAACTGAATGGTACAGGCCCGTGTTGCCCACAGGCCCCGCACACGTAGTCAAAGGTGCCGGTCGGGTGTGTCGTGTCGTAGGTGATGACGTTGCTGGTGGAAATCCGCATAACGTCGGTGTTGCCAGGAAGCCCTACCGAGCTAATGGAGAAGCGGTCGCTTGCGCTATTGTCGATACCTATCCCCCAAGCCTGGGCGCCGACAATCTGGAGAGTGAGGATGGGGTCAACGGTGGCGTTTGTGTTTTCGACCGGTACCTTCATCCTAACCTCTGCGATGGAGGATGCGTCGGTACTGGTATTTTCGACCGTAAAGGAGTTCTTGGCTCCCGCGTTGGCGCTGCTCATTTGTAGTAGGTTCGCCGTCCAGTCGTTCCCAGCGTCGGCGACGTTGTTCAGCGCGTTGGCGTTCATGTCGATAGCGCCGTCCATTGTCAGCCCCGTGAGTGTGCCGAGGGACGTGACGTTGGCCTGTGCCGCCTGCGTGGTCGCCGTGTCGGGGGCCAGGCCCGTGATGGTCGTCACGGTAGCCGCGTTGCCCGTGATGGAGCCTGCGATGGCGTTGCTTACTTCGAGGTCTGTGAACCAGCCCTTCGTCAGGCGAGTTCCGGTCACACCCAGCGACCCGCTCATGGTGATGCTATTGGTTCCGACCGCGAAGGTGGTTCCCGAGAAGGAGTATTCGCTGTTGCCGCCCAGCACCACATGGAGCACGTCCGAGGCCCAGCCGATGCCCGTATCCAGCTCGGCCCGGTTGGGAATCAGTGTCGGGTTCGTGGTGGTCGCAGCCTCGTTCGCAAGTGCCGGTCCCGCCGCATCGCCAGCCAGGAGCGCCGTCGCGATCATCGAGAAGGCGGTGGTTCCGGCGATCTCCAACGCCAGTGTTGTGCCGCCGACCACGTCCACGTAGGCCGTCGTCCCGTCATGGTCTCCGAGTCTCAGATAGTCCGTCGCCGGGGTCGTGTTCGAGTGGATGTAGACGTTCGGGTGAGTCGTGGCCGCGATATTCCAGTCGGTGGCTATGGCTTCCAGGTCCGTGATGTGGAACGCCTGATTGGAGTCGCCAAGGCCCAGCACATAGGCGTGGTTGGAGGAGTCACCGGTAGACCAGCGTAGCCCTGCGTCGGGTCCGTCCCCGAAGGTGAACGAGACAGCGTCCCCGTGGGCACGACCATTGGTCCCATCGTGCATGTGCCCGGTAGACGTGTTGAGAACGTCGTCCCGAAGGTCGTTATGGTGTGCGGCGAGTATCAGGTCGCCGCTGGCGACTGTGCTTGAGACTGCCATTTACTCTTCTCGCTTTGGGCATTCCTCTTCTATCGCCGTGAGCCGAACAGCCTTATAAAGCCACGGGGCCTTGCCGCCGTGGCCCTCTACCGGGGCCTTCTGAATCTCCATGATCTTGCCGCAGTAGCAGCAAATCTCCTCGAACTCCGGGTCTACCGCGAACTTGTTGGGATGCCGGCAGTGCCTAGGCATAATAGGCCGCTCCGTACCGGGCTGCTCCGTACAGGTACTCCACCAAGGAGATGATCTCGTGAAACTCCACCTCGGCAAAGCCGCCGCGTTCGATCAGCCGGTCGGGCGCGACAGCGATTGCCTGATGGCTGCCGTCACGAAGCTCGTAGAAAGCGTTGACTCTCCTGATCTTTCCGTGCATCGTCGGCGCGTCCCCGTACTTCAGGGGCGGGAACGTCTTCAGGTCTCGTGCCGTCTTCAGGTCGGCCAACACCAACTCAGGCCGTGGGCGCTTTGGACTCCGATCCCTAGCGGTTTTGTCCAGGTCAATCGTGAAAATAAGCGCCTCACGAGTGTCAGGCACCTTCAGGTAGTCCATCTCGCAGGACTGAAGCGAGGGCGAGTCCGTGTCGTCGCCGGCGCCGGTGTCTCGGAAGAGGCTCAGTCTCACCGCATCGCTCACGCCCGCCTCCCCGGCACCGGAGGCGTAGTCCACGAACTTCGTACCCGACACCAGATTGCCCAGCGTCGTGGTCGTCCTGGCTGCGCCCTCAAGGCCGTGTTGCGCCAGCATGTACTCATTGGACTTGGTCGCGGAGAGGTCCACCGCCCCGACTGATACCCTGGCCCATGTAGCCTTGATGCCGGGCATTCCTCCGTCGATCTCAGGGAGGTCGATGATGCCGGTGGCCTGCCGTTTGATCGACACGCCCGACCGTGGAGACGACAGGGGCTTGGCGAGGAACTGGGTATCAGTAGTGCTGGTCGTGGTACGCACCCCGAAGTGAAGTCGCTGCGTACCGTCGTCGTCAGGGCTCACGTCAATCCAGTCGATGAGCAGGTTGGCCGTGTCGTGCTGGTACATGAAGTGCCAGCCAGCCTCGTCCGTGGTGGGGTCAACGGTATGGCAGAGAATCCGCGCCTGCCGAGAGGCCGCGCCGCCGCCAACGGAGACGAATAGGAAGTCGTTAACGGACTTCATCCACTTGATTGGGCCGAGCATGTCCGAGGGAACCCCGTCGCCAACGTTCAGGCCCCAGCCTTGCTCGATTCTTCGAACGCCGTCCTGATTGACCAGTCGTTTCACTGGCGCCGGGGAGTCGTCGTCCACCCCGATCCCATACCAGAGTGCCCCGTTATGAACGGTCATGCGGCGCCCGTTGTCGGTGTGCCGGGGTAGCGGATCGATCAGCCGAGTGGTCCAGGTGGCAGGGGAGGTGTCCACCTCCCACAGGCCCTCCGCCAGCATGACGTAGAGCTTGTCTGCGTTGTCGATACCGGCCATGACGGCCACGCCCTTCACGCCGTCGGTGGTGGCAATGTCCACCGACTCGTCACTCCAGTTATCCCCGGCGTCGGTAGAGGAGAAGAATGTCACTGTCCCATTGGACTCGTGCCAGAGTATCAGCACGGCCTCCCCGCCGATCTCGGCTATCAGGCCAAAGTCACTATTCTCGTTGGCCGTGACGACGTTCGTGAGAAGGTTGGCCGTGGGTTGTGTCGAAGCAGCGGAGTAGGAGGCCCCGTCGGTGGACCGATACACCAAGTGGTCGTTCGCGTTTGCCATGAGGGCCAGCAGGTGCGTCTTATGGGCAACGATATCGAGGCCCACCTTCGTCGTTCCGTCCGCCAGAACGTTGCCGCCCGCAGTCCACGTAGTAGTCGAGCCGACGTACTTCCTCGAGACAAGGTCCGTGCTGGTATCGTCCTCCCAGATGGCCCACAGGTTCGACTTGAAGGAGGCCGAGGCCCTCAGGACCTCAAGGCCGGTCTCGGTGCTGTCCTCGTTCAGGATCGCAAGGACAGCGTCCGCCCAGCGAGTATCTATCGTTGCGTCCCAGAACATCCGGTACTCGGCGGGGTCGTTGGCCCGCAACGACGGCACGCGGTTTCTGCCGAAGCCGCCCGACCACGGGCCGAATATCTTTGACGACAGGTCCTTGAGTCCCGTCTGTTGCTGCTGCCCCTCGGGCTGAAAGGAGTCCACGAAGTCGTCAAGCTGTCGCTCGATGACTGTCGCCAGCCGACCAGTGGCGGGGTTGGGTCGCACAAAGTACGGCTTGTCGTTTATGAGGACCTCGCCGGCCATTACTCGACCACGCTCCCTCGGACGGCGTCGAAGATAATGTAGCGCCCCGAGGAGTCCTCCTCAATGTGCCAGCTACCGTCGGGAATCTGGGCGGGCAGACCAGCCATCCGAGCACCGGGTTGCCCCTTCAGCTTGTCCAGCCTAGTCTCAGCCCTATCAGCGGCCTTGAGGAAGTCTTCCTGCTGCTGGCTGTAACTATCCTCCGCCTCGCTTTCTTTGAGGAACTGCAACGCCTGCTCTACGACCACATCGACCCTCACTCCGTCGATCTCCGTCGTGCCGCTATCGGTCGTGGGCCGAGAGAGAAGACCCATGCCACGGAGCCTCAGAGCGCGTCCCGCTATCGGCACGCCGTCGTGGGGAATCGGATAGTACGGCCCCTCGATGTTGTTCGCGTTGTACTGCATCTCAACCATGTGCGGCCCTTTGAGAATCGTGGTCGGGATGGTGTACTTGAACACAGGGCCGACTCTGAGGGTCACGTCATCAAAGTAACCAGTTACCGTGCCGGCGACGATCTCGCAGATACATTTGATCTGGGTCGCGTCGGTCGGAACCGTCCCCGAGGCGGAGAGTTTTCGCCACGAAGAGTCCCCTGTGTGGTAGTCGCTATTGGCGAACGAGGACCCGTCCCAGTCGATACGAAGCCGCAACTGAGACGCAGCGGCTACCCATCCACGGCCCTCAAGCGTCGCCGTCTTCCCGGCCAACTCGTTGATGTTCACCGAGGGCGACTGCGTCATCTGGCCTGCACTGCCCGCAGCGGAGATCATCTTGGCCGCCTGGGAGCCGTGCCAGACAATGGTTGTCTCCGTGCTGACCGTGGGCGAGTTCACGTTCGTCCAGCTAGGGTGGGCACCGGAGTCAATGGTCTCCTCAAAGCCTGAGTTGGACAGTCGGTTGTCCACGAACAGGCTTTCGTCCCGAATGGGCAGATAGAGGAACGGATAGATCACCTCCAGTGACCTTCTGATCGCGTTCAGCTTGTCGGTCGGGTTGGTGCGATGCAGCTCGTAGGTGATCGCGTTCCCGATCTGTCCTGAGAACGCAGCGACCGGCACAATCGTGGTGGTTGACCCGGTGTAGCCGCCCACCCGTTTGATGCGCCGAACCTCGCCGTCGGAGGTGTCGCCGTCGTGGGCAATCCGCACCCAGCCGGTGATACCGTCGTCGTCCTCGGTGAGGTTGGGAAGCTGGTCGTCAATGAGCGAAGTGCCGCCCGCGTTCCCTGCGGAGGTGGTCGTACGCGACTCGTAGTCGTGCATTCGCTCCGAGAGACGCTGGAGTAGCACCAGTTGGGTGGTAGTTGCCATAGGCTACGCCTCGGCTTCTACCGTCTCAGGTATCTCTTCCGCCACGCCGTTGCTTGGCTCTCTCGGCGGACTCTTCAGCATGGACTTGTTCAAGTATCGGCAGAGGTAGGCTGCGTCCGGCGCCAGCCACACTCTGTGAGCGAACTTCTTGAGGTGTTTCATCATCCACTCGAAGTCGGACTGGTCTAGCGCCATGTAGGCGGCATCGTCGCCAGTCGCCTTGATAGCCTCTCGGATGTCCAGCACCCGCTCCGCATCCTCGCCCGTCTCGACCGGAGCGCGGCGAAGGGTGTGGAGCAAAACACCGTCCAGGCCCATGTTCTGCTCGCCGTTCAGGACGCTCCACCCGTCCTCACCGTCCACGTCAAGGAACTCTTCGGGGAGAGGCAGATACACACGGGCGCGGGCGTGCGCCTTGACCTCGGCCTTCTCACGCCGTTTTCTCTGTGCTGTGGTCTCATTCATAGCCTCTCCTGTTGCCTAGTACGGCGCAGTGACCGAATACGCCGCGTCTTGCCGCCCGCTGCCACGCATGTAGACGATGAGCAACGTCACGTCGGAGCCATCGTCCGAGATAATCAGGGCTCCGTGCTGCGCGTGAGTCAGCATGAACCAGTTGCTCGCGGCGACGGCGTGACCGAAGGTCGAGGTCGGCGTTCCGTTGGGAAGCCAGTGGATGCTGTCCCCGGACGGCACGAAGCACCATATCTCGCCCGCATTGCCCGGCACCGTGGCCCCGGCGGTCGCAAGGCTCTCTGCCGTCGCGCCCATCGCAAGCGACTCCGACGAGATGAACGGGGCTCGTGTCTTCAGTTTCGTGTTGGCCATGTCCTACTCCTTTGCCGCGAAGGCGGGGTCACGCGGCCCCATCGCCGGGTCGTTTGTCGCTCTCGTTGTCGTGACGCCCTTCGGTGGTCTGTTCGGCGTCAGAATCAACACATTGTTCTCCGTCAGGAAGTCGGCCACCGTTCCTGAATGCTCTGAGTTCGGCCAACCCTTTGACGCGAAGAATAGCCTGACGGTCTTCGCGATCATCTGAGCCCTCACCTTGTCGTCAAGATCAGTCCTCTTACCGATATCCAGAGCCCCTTGGAGGCCGGGATCGAGATTGGCCGCCCCGTTCGTCGTGGGCGGTGAGGCCACAGCCTCAGATATGGCAGCCGCCACGGCTTCCGAAGTTCCGTTCGCCACGCCCTCGACGTGCCTCTTCGACTTGATATGGAACTGGCTATCGGGACGTTTCAGTTCCGCTCCGCACTCACATATCGGCATGGCTATCTCCTAAAGGTTGATCAGCTTATTTGGCTCTCGCGTTCCCGGCTCTCTGCGTATCGAAGGTATCTCGTAGGTGGCACGAAGCGCGTTCTTCTGCGCCACCTGAGACGGCAGCGCGAGGTTACGCTTAATGGCTCCGTAGCCTATCGTGGAGCCCGGCCTCTCCAGCAAAAGGTCGTTCAGGTCGTCCCAGTCCTTGTAGTCAAACGTGACCATTGTAGGACTCCTTGGTGATGACCCCATCGAAGAGCCAGCGCAGCCAGAATGGGGCATTCCTGATGTGGCCGCGCTCTCGAACCTCGATTATCTGAGATAGATTCTCGCCCAGGAAGTTGGAGCCGCGACCCTCTAACGGCGCCGCATTGCCGAACTTGGGCGGCTTTTCCTTCCAGCCGCCCCGAATGGCCTGTCGGTCCACCCTCTCAACAATCTCCTGCCACCTCTCCCAGGTGATATCCTCCCCGGCGACGTGCATCATCTTCTCGGAGACGGTGAAGCCGATCTCCTGTCCGCCGATCTTGTAGCTACGGAGCGATATCTGGTCAAAGTTGGGCATGGCTCTCCTGTTCCATCTGTTTGCGCACCTCTCGCCAGTGGTAAGACTTCGTGCCCGCGTTGAGGTGCGCATCGTACATGGCCTGGGGTATGAAGACCCCGAACATCATCACATAGGAGCACCGGGTGCATTTCATCGAGACGTTGCACCGGTATGGGTTCGATCCGTTGTGCGACGTGTACCGCGAGAAGCGCCAGAATTGCGCCTGAACCCGTGTGTTATGGCACGTCGGACATTCTACCGCCCACTTGGGCGTCGGCCACCTGCCCGTCAAATCCCACCGTTCTGAGACGGCCTTGACTACCTCGTCGGGCGTGAGGTTCGGAAACAGGGTCGTATCCGTTGCCTCAAGGGCCATCATCACGTCCTGCCATCGCCAGTGAGTGCGGCCATTTGCCCGGTGATAGGAGTAGGCCGTCTCGTCCACCGGCACCCTGTAGTTCCACCATGTCGCGCACTCCAAGCACCTGAACGCTACATCGCACAGCCAAGGCCATTCTTCCTCGGCGTACTTGCCGAACTTCCAACTGGAGGCCCGGAGAAGCGTGCCTCGGCACTGAGGACAGGCAAGCCCTTCAGGAAAAGGAAACCACCCACGAGGAGCCCAAGTGATTAACCCAAGCTCCTCGTGGCTAACCTCAGTTGCCAAAGCCAACGTTAGACGACCAGCACCATCACCTGGACGTTCAGGCAGATGGGGTCGTCCCCGGTGCTGCCCTCTGCCGCCTTCTTGATGGCGACACCGATGACGTTGCCCGGCGCGATAAGCCCGGTTCCGTCAAAGGCCGCCGATACGTCCGCGTTAGCCAGGTCGTTCGCCGCCACGGCCAACGATGCGGCAGTGATGCCATCGGTGGTCGCGGAGGTGGTCTCGTCGTCAACCCCGCCCGACACGTCGATGGTGTACGTGTCCGAGGTGTCGAGGGCGGTTCCCGTCCCACACCACCAGAACGTCGCCATCACCGCCTGGGTGCTGACGCAGTTCTGCGGCACCATGAAGGAGCCGCCAACCTCGGCGTCGGTGTCGTCCAGGCCCAGCCCCATGAAGTCGTTGTCCCGGTCCTGCGGCGCCACGTGCGTCGTGTACGGGAATGTCACGTTGATCGTGATCTCCTTGGGAATCTGAACCTCGAAGTGGACCTCGCTGGTGGACAGCGCGAACCCGAGCACCTGTATCAGGTTCTCGGCCCCCGTCGGCCTGGTGGCCGTGATGGCTCCCGCCGTCGCGGACAGGTAAAGGGACTGCCCCTGCGTGTACGGCGCGTCCGTGTCCACGATAACGCCGGCGGTGCAGAAGGTCCCCTTCTCGCCCGATGCGAAGGTGTTGGTCGCGAATGCCTCTGCGAACTTGGTGTTGTCGTCGGCGTCCGCCAGCTCCCAGTCGGTGCCGTCGAAGTAGACGGGGCTACCCGCCGTAATCGCGGTCGAGCCGACTGTTCCCTGGATGACTCCGCGTGCTTGCCTTACAAAAGGATCAGCGATGTTCTCTCATCCCCTTCCCCAGCTTTGCTGAACTTGCGCTGGGGTACTGCATGTGGGCCAACAGGCCCATTTTTAGGCCGCGCTGTCGATCCCGCCCAACGCGATTATCTTCTTGGCCGACCAGGTGATGGCCTGGACGTAGAAGACGAGGCGGTACAGGTTCTCGTTCTTGTTCTCCTTGATACCGATGTTCTGCACGTCGGGAGCCAGGACCTCTCCGTTGTGGATGATGGTGTAGCCCTGATTCTCCTGACCGAACTTCACCGCGAAGATCGTGGTCGCCGTGCTGGACGACCAGGTGGAGGCGTCGTTGTACTGCTCCGAGTTGGTGATCCAGTCGTCTATGAGCAGCGGGATACCGTCGTAGGTGGCGACCTGATGGCCGAACATCTCGATCTTGTCCATGAGCACACCGGAGCCCGTCGCCCGCGAGAGCGAGGTCAGCTTGCGCCTCATGGTCTTGTTCAGGATGACGGCGTCGGGCTTGCCGCCCTCGATCTGGTCCAGCGCCGCGTCGAAGCGGTCAAGGGTCAGCTCCGTCTCGGCTGCGCCGGGACCGTCCACAACTCCGTCGTCCATCGCCATCATCCGGGTCTCTGACCGGCAGAGCGAGTCGAGGCCCTCGAACTCGGTGGTGGTCGCCTCGGGCTCGCCCTGGATGATGAGCTGGCTGAACTTCCTCGCCGCCGACTTGGTCATACCGGCGATATGAACCGCCTCCAGGTTTTGCACTGAACTCCGTGTCTGGAGAGCGTACCTGTCAAGCGGGCTCTGGTTGCCGACGATTGCCAGCGAGGCCGTGTTCCTGGAGTAGGTCGCCTCCGTGTCCTGCCAGGTGTCGCCCACCGCGTGGGTGCTGGTGGTCGGCAGAGCGTTCTCGCGGTTGTACGCCAGTGAGTTCCCCTGGAACGAATGGAACTGGAGCATCGCGATCAGGGCATCCTCGGTGATAAGGTTCTCGAAGATGCCTGCCGTTAAGTCATCTGTGTTGGCGAGCTTTGCGTACTCGCTCAAAGTAGGCATGGTGTTTAGGTACCTTCCTTCTCTTTGCGAGCGTTCCAGCCCGCCGCGATTTTCTCAAGGGAGGTCCGTCCGGCACCAAGACTGCTAGGGGCGGCGCCACCGAGGTCCGTGTCTGTCAGGCCGGCCTCTTCTTTCACCTGCGCCTTTTCCTCTTTTGCAGCCTTCTTCTGAGCAGCCAGGGCCTCCTTGGCTTGTGCCCGCTCTACTTTTCGGACTTCCCGGTTGGTTTCGGCAAGAGCGTCGGCCAGACCCATGAAGAGAGCGCCTACGTCCGCTTCCTTATAGGATTTACGGACAGTGTTCCGCACGCCTTCAAGCTCAGGGGCCGTCTCCAAGTCAAGGACGATATTCCCATCTGCGTCCTTGCACGCATCCTGAAGCTCTTGGAGCACTCCCTGTAGCTGGGCACTCAGCCGCGCCTGGCTACTCGACTGTGCCGCCCCGGCCTCAATCTTGCCGACCTCGGTGGTGAGATCGTCGTCTCCCTGAGATCGAACAAGTTGCCCTAGAACGGCCCGTGTCGCCTTCTGTTCGTCAAGCACTCCCTGAAGAATCGCATCTCGCTCGCTCGCCTTGCGCCCCGCGCCTCGCTGCGAATTGATGTCGTTCGTCAGCTTTGCCGTCTTTTCCTGTTCGGCTTTCAGCAGGGCCTGGTAATCAGGTTCGGACTCTTCTTCGCCGCCTTCGGACTCCGAGGACTCGTCTTCCTTACCCTCTGCATCCTTGGCTGCTACTTCAGCCTCCACCTGACCCTTCGTCTCTACCTCTGCCATGTCCGTCGCCTCCGTGTTGGTCCACCCGCTCACACAGGGATCGCCAAATGAAAAAGCCGCCGATTGCTCGGCGGCATAGCGCACTGAATATAGTTAGCGGCGCACAAAGCGCACTGCTGTCCTTGAACGCTACTCTACTTTACGGGGTAACCTCCTGTCAACACAGACCATCTTCCGGCACCGACGGCACCAGATGGTCAGCACGCCCTCGGATAGGCTCTCTGCCAGTTTCTTACGGCATTCAGGGCAGTGGACTGCAACTTCCTTCGTTGCCACCATTACCGCGCTCCTGCTGCCTCAAGAAGTGCCCGCACCTCGACCTTGTTGGGAGTCTTATAGCCCCAACGAATGAGTTGCTGGTTAACCACCGGATTGCGCTCTCGGATGAGCGCCTTGGCGTCCACGATGTCGTTCAGGGTCTCTGCGAATCGCTCGTTGCCGAGTCTCTCCCGAAAGACCGCCTGATCCTTATCCGTCATCTTCCGATAAATCTCGTAAGTCCCTGCGAAGCCTTCCTGACGCATGATACGCTCGGCAGTCTCAAAGTAGGGCTCAAGAAAGTCGCGCACCCGGCGTAGTTCCGCCACCAACGGATGGTCATTCTTTTGCAGGAACTCCTCGATGCGGGCGATCATCTCCGGAGTGAATTCCAGGGCCTCGATGTTGGCATCGCGTTGTTTGAAGTCGAAGTCACCCGTGTTGCGGTCCACGAGCGTAGGGTCGCCAGTCGCAACGAAGTAGTCGTCAAGAGCTTTATTGAACTCAGAGTCACCTGGTTCAAGCTCATCAAGTATCTGAACAGATTCAGGATCAGCCAGCCTACGCTCGTTCTTGCGGGTGCCACGCTCTGTCTGGAGTTCCGAGAGGTCGAACCGAAAGTCCTCGCTCGGACCGGCCTTTGCGATTTCGGCTATCCTCCCATCAATGTCCCTGTTCACTTCATCAAGCCCGTCAAGGAACTCTTGGACCTCGTTGCCTGCCGCCCGTCGTTCCTCCCTTCGCCTCTCCTTTGCTATCTGAATCTCGGACGAGGACTCGTCTACTGAGGCAACTAGGTCAGCATCCTCTCGCCTCGACTCAGGGATGCCACGTTTTTCCATCTCCTCACGCCGTAGTTCCTTAATCAACTCGGTGGTGGTCTGCGGGCTGGTACGCGCCCCGGCAAGTGCCAGCGCAACCGTAGTAGCCTGCTCTCCGTCAAGAATGCCCTGAACGGCAAAAGGAAGAGACCGTTCTCCAATGTGGCGGAACGCGGACGGCACCGAGTCAATGTTATCGAATGGTAGTACATCCACCTCACCACCAGTAGCGGCTTCTACGCCAGTTCCTACCAAGGACACACCAACTGCACCACGGCTCATGTAAAGCCCGATCAGCGGGTTGTCAAACTGGTTGGCGCTCACGATGTTGCCCAACGACTCTCCCCCCGGAGCCAAGGTAGAGCCCAGATGCGCGGCGAATTGGGCGATAGCGCGAACCTGGCCCCCGACACCGATCCAATCTCCATTGATCTCGTGAGAGAGGAATCTCTTGCCGTTCAGGGGGTTCAGCCCCTCGCTGATCTGCTCCCAGTCCTTACCCAGGGCCGCGCCCGACAGCGTATACATGGCTGTTGCGCCAGCCGCCAACTTCCCAAGGGACTGCATGGACCGCTGCTGTTTCGCCGTGATTTCAACACCCGGTCGAGCTAGCGAAATAGAGCCCTGCACGGCGTCGTTGACCAACGCGACGGTCGAACGCAGTAGCCGAGGCGAGAAAGCCAACCAGATGCCTTCAACCTCTCGAACAGAGGGAGAAACCCCAAGCGCACGGCTGTTTAGACCTCCTGAGAGGTTGTTGATATACGACGCAAGCTCCGCTTTCGAGCCCGTCCACGCATCTTCCAATCCCTCCCAGACCAATGCCCGTGCGGAGCCGAGGCCGACATTGTACGAAGCCTGAAAGCGCCCGAAGGTCTGACGGCCAGCCTGCCGTGCGAAACGACGAGCCTCCTGCCCCTTCGGGAGGAGTTCTAGGAGTGCTCCGGCAGGTATCCCCTGCCCACGTTGAAGGGCAGCAAAGAACTCAGGGTCACCTATGGCTACACCGTGACGTGCCATCTCCTGAAATGTGGAGAGGTGGTCGCGTATAAACTTCGCCTGCACGGTGGGGTCAAAGAAGGCACGATAGTGCAACGTTGTCGCCCTTGCCCAGGCTACCGGGTTCTCCGCCAGGACGGGCAGGCCTTGGATGAAGGGCTCCGCAAAGTCTCCTACCGCCGAGAGGAACCGTATCTGGTTGACCAGGGTTCCTCCCCCACGAGCCGCGAAGTTCGCCGTTGCCTTCGTGCGCCCGAAAGCACCCAGCGCCTCAGTGAGTTGTTCCGCCTGTTCCCTCGGGAAGAACCGATTGCGCCAGGACGCAATGGGGATCGCGTCGTCGGTGAGGCCGAACAAGGTGCCGGGTGCGATCTCCGCCTTCCGAGCGGCCTCCATGGCCTTCACGTACTTGCCCTTGGTGAATGCGTAGTCGGCACGAGCAGCCTTGAACTCTGCGTTCGCCGCCTGGCGCTGGTCGGCCAACTCTTTCCGTAGCGTCTTCTCGGCGGCGGTGGACGGGCCAGTCTTGTTCGCTCGAGGAACGCGGAGACGACGAACCTCACGTTCGGCAACCAAACGCCTCCGAACTGCGGCTGACATCTGGTTCCGTAGACCCTCTGACACTAGGTCTCTGGCCGTGACCGATATAGGCTCCAGAGCATCAGCAAGTTGTTTCTCCGCGATCTCACGATAGGCGGCACGCAGATGGATATCGAGGGTGTCCCGTGGACTGGTCTTGTAGTTGATGCCACCGACAAAACGACCAACTGTCGCCTCTTCATAGACACGCTGGAGGTTCGGGTTGGAAGGCCGCACCAGTTCGATGCCGCGTATCCCCTCGACCTGCCTGGGCACGTACAGGGCACCCCCCGCCAACTTCGGTCGTGGTTTCAGTCCCGCGTCGATGCGAAGTTTCTCCACCTCGTCCACCACACTCAGGAAGTCATCTATATAGGCCCGCTCTCTCTGGCCGAGTCCTGTCCCGCGCTTGCTGAACACGTCCTGCCAGAGCTTCCCAGTTCCCTTCACGAAGCCGTCATTGTCGATAGCAACGGGCAGCCTGCCCGAGAAAGATCGCGCGTGAGAGTCAAGTGCTGCCCCCAGAGTCGTTTCCACAAGCTCGCCAGTGGCAACCCTCTGTCTCTCAAAGGCAGTAATAGCGCGGCCAACCTCGGTATTCTTCAGCACCGAGGGGTTGATTAGCGACACAGGGCCGCGCAGAGAGCCTTGGAGAGTGGCGTTGTCGGTCGTCACGACCTCGGAGATCACCTCGTTGAAGGGCCTGAGTGCAGCCACGAACTTGTTGCCCTGGCTCACGGGAGAAGCCAGCGAGTCCACAGAGCCCGAGACGATCGAGTTCAACTCTCGCGTGAACGCTGCGGTCTCTGCCCTCGCGGGCGCACCTGTCGTTGGTGCCGCAACATCTCCAAGCCGGGCAAGCGGCCCCCCACGGCCAGGTGGAAGAGCCGCTTGGCCTCCAAGTCGAACACGCAGAGAGTTCGTGACAGGGTTCTCTCCCACGATGTTTATTCTGCCAGCGTTCTTGGCAATAAAGTCCATCGACGCTTGGTTACGGGGCAGTTCAAGAATATCGTCAACGATGAACGGGAAGTCGCGCCCTCCACCTAGCGGTATCGCCTCGCCCCGGCGTACCGGAGCGCGAGTGACTATCTCAGGAGACGGCCCACCGGTTCTACGGAAGAGGTCTTTTTGAACCTCTCTGATCGGCGGCCTAAACCCACCCTCGGCTGCCGCCGCTTCCGCCACAGGGGCAACGGCAGGCGGCCTTTCAAGGGCTGCGGGCAGGCGTCCGCCAACCGCCTCACGGAAGCCAATCTCACCAGCAAGTGGAGTTCGTGATATCTGAGGAGTATGGGGAGTGCGTAGAATCTCCGGCGTGGCCCTTGGGAAGCCTGTAATTCCTTGCTCACCCCTACCCAGAATTCTCCTGATCTGTTCAGGGAGCCTCCCCATCTGTTCAGGGAGCCTCCCCGCTGCGGCCCTCTCTGTTGCCGTCGCGCCTCTCGCCAAGGTGCTCCCCGCTCTTAATGTCGGAGCCACCACACCCCCAAAGGCTGGGAACGCCGCCGCAGCCGTGAAGAACGGGTCTCTAGCTTCCTCTGGCGTTACCGCGCCCTCAGACGCACCGAAAGTCGGTATAGAGCCAGCGATCCGTCCGACCATAGGTAAAATGCCCGGCCTCACTGGCGGTGGCTCTACCTCTCCAAATGGCGCCTTGAGACCTCTCAGAAGAGTCCCCCCGAACTCCTTGAAGGCTTCGGGGACTTGGCCGAGCAGCCCTGGAGTTTCCTCTTCCTCTGGGCCGAAAAGAGTAGCAAAGGCGCTGAACCGTGGGTCGGCAGGGCCAAGCTGGGTCTGCCCGATGACGTTGCCTTGCTCGTCAAGGGACAGTATCGTATTGCCCTGGCGGAAGGTGGGCGGCCTATCCTGGGCCGGTCGCTGCTGAGCCGGGAGTTGCACCGGTCTCTCGAACGACTCCAGTATCTCCTCACGGGAGAAACCCGCTTCGGGAGCAGTAGCGTCTCTGGGCCTCCTCTGGCCCGGTGGCGGCATTAGACTCGCACCCTGGCCGAACGAGTGCGGCCACCGCTGCGGAGCGCACGTTGCTGTCGTTGCTCCGCCTCTCGCTCCGTGGTGGCCGCCAACTGCTGACGCTCGGACAGCGCCGCAGGAGTCGCCTGGAACAGCGTCTCCAATCGATCAAAGCGCGGCTCGGCGAACTCCTGAAACGACTCAGGGCGGTCCTCTAGCCCCGCAAAGGTCTCCGCCAGCCGGGGCAGCTCACCGAAGAGGAACCGAGACCGGGCCACGCTTTCGCCGGCCTGACCGGCAAACAGATTGAAAGTGGCGGGGTCCAGTAGAACGTCACGTTCGACCCCAGCCTGCTCCTCAAGTAGGGCTCTCTCAGCCTCTCGCTCAATGCCCAACTGCGCCTGTTCCGCCTCTCTCTCCAGCCGCAACTCCTCCGTCAATCCCGCTGGCGACACCCGGAACGTCTCCGCCAGGGTCGGGAACTCCCGTTCCACGAAACTGGGGAAGCCTCCCTCAATGCCCTGTTGAACGAACTCGGTTGCCAGGCGTGGCAACTCACCACCCAGGAAGCGAAGCTGGGAGACATTCTCTCCGGCCTGCTCTCGAATGAGGTTCAGTACCTCAGGAGACAACGCGGCCTCCCGAATGAGGCCCTGTTCCTCAAAAAGACGTGTCTCTTCGGCTACACGCTCAAAGGCCACCCTCTCTCGTTCGGCCTCGTCCGCGAGGCGCTGTTCCTCCCGAAGTCCCGCCGGCGACAACTCGAACCTCTGTCGCGCCCCCGTGATGAAGTCCTGCGCCGACGGCATCGGGCCGCCCGCTATCTCCGCGCGAGCGATCTCCTCGGCGAATCCCGGCAGGTCTTTCGTGAACGCCGTGAGCGCGGCCACCGACTCGCCAGCCTCGGCCCGGAGGAACGATAACGTACTCGGATCAGAGAGTATCTGCTCCGTCTTGAATCGAACCTGGGCCTCCTCAGCGGCCTCGATCTCTCGTTGGCCCGCAGGAGTGGTGCCAAATAGGTCAAGGATACTTGGCACCTGCTCGGCCACAAACCCAGGGAAGGACGGCAGCGGTGGCGGCGCGTTGGCCGCCGTTGCTCTTGCAAGCGCGTCCTCGATGATCTGCGCGTTCCCCCTATCGTCACCAAATCCCGTCGCGCGCAGACGCCTGATCTCCTCCGGTGCCTGGGAGGAGAGAATAGTCTCCGTGGTCTTTGGCACTCCCGCGCCACGGAACATCTGGAAGGTGACAGGAAAGTCCTCTGGCTCCCGTGGCTGTGTCAGGCCCTCGAACTGCTGCTCAAGGCCCTCAAGCTGGTCAGCGAGGAAGTTGAAACGTGCCGACGACGTACCAGACACCGCGCCAAGCAACTGGAGTATGCCGGGATCGCCAATACGTTGCTCTATCTCGAAACGCCGGGCTATCTCGTCTCGTTCCGCCTGCTCCGCCCGGCCCGTAGGCGTGACCTCGAACTCGGCCCGTAGCGACGGCTCCTTGCTACGGAGGAACTCAACAAAGCTGATTGGCGTCCGGTCAATCTGAGAGAGAACGAATGCGGCCTGTTCCTCTCGTGTGAATAACTGACCTTCAGCCGATAATTCCGCCGGGTCGCCCGCAGCGGCCCTCTCTCGGCGCTCAAACTCGGCACCAGCGAAGTCTTGGAACTGCTCACCTAACTCGGCAATTCGATCTGCGATGAAGTTCCAGAGGCCAGGGCTATCGGGTGCGATGTCGTTCAGGACATTCAGAATATCGACGTTTTGGACACCTACTTGGGGCACCGCTCGCTCGAACGCTTCCTGAATCGGCGTTGCGGCAAGAGAAGGAATCGCCTCCCCCGTCCTCTCCTCTGCTGCTGCCCCGATACCCGGCGGCAGAGGCAACTCTCGCGGGTCGAAGCGCCGTTCGAGGTCTTCGATAATGCCCTGGATGGTTCCGCCGCGCTCGATCTGCTCTCGGGTGGCAGCAAGCAACGGGTCTTCGGGAGCGGGCAACTGCCTTTCTATAAAGGAGGGGTCGGCAATCTCGCCAAAGATCGGCGGCCTTAACAGGCCCGGTGCCTCCGGGGCCGGGGGAACCTCGATGTCTCTAAAGTCCAACGCGGGGCCTATCTGGGACGCCACGAACGAGGAGAGGTCGAGGGTGAACGGATCGCGCCGGGCGGCCCGCTTGACGAAGGGCTCCAGCGCCGGCGCCAGTTCCCTCTCGATGACCTGCTGCACGTTGGGGTCATCGGAGAAGAGGCCAATCCGCTCCAGAATGTCTCCGATGTCGCCCTTCTCCGCGAAGTCGAGGTTGATCTTTTCGTTCTGGAACCCAGGCAATTCGCCAAGAATACGGCGTCCGAGGGCCTCGTCTATCCCCTCGTTCGCCAGGACGACGCGAGCGATGTCCGTCTGACGTTCGTCGGTGATGGAGTCTACTTTGAACCCAGCCAGGAACGCGAACTCCGAGAACGCCCTGTCGGCGTCCGATTCGGTCTTTGGCCGGGCCTTCTCAATTTCCTCCAGGCGCTTCTGCTCGTCCTCGCGGCGTTTTGTTCCCGCGATACGAGCGGTGATCTGATTCAAGCGGCTCTGGAACCCGCTCTCTTGAGGGACGCCGACGGGGGCAACGCTTGGATGGGCAAGAGGCTCAGGCGTCTGTAAAATACCGAGGGCTTCCTGAAACATCGCCTGCTGGGCTACCACAGGATCGCCTGTGTGCTCCAGCGCCGCCTGGCGCACATTTTCGAGTTGCTCTACAAGCTCCGCCTTCGTCTGTACGAACGCCTTCTTTTGATCCGAGTCGGTTATTAGTGACGGGTCGGCCTGAAGGCCCACTGACCTCATAAGGGCGTCCACAGCTTTCTTGGTAGAGGGGAAAGCCTTTCCTTCTGGAGCCCCAAAAGTAGACCCGAACCTGCCGGACTGGTCTACTGGCGGCTCTCCAAGTCCCGGGAACCGCTCATTGAAGCCCTCGGCGCGCATGGTGGTGCCGAAGGCCTTTTCCAGGCTACCGGCCCTCACCCTTGCCTCCAACGCCAGCCGGTTCACATTGGCGGGGCTCAGGGAGGTAGTGACCAGCCGAAAAGCCTCAGACTGGACGGCGTCGGGTACATGAGAGCCGGGGGCCAGTATCGCGTCACGAACGCTACTGGTGATCCGCCCCTCCGTCTCAAGGGCGCGAGCGGCCTCTCGCAACTGATCTTCATACAGTCCGTGCTGCGGGAAGCGATCGAGAAGTCTCTCTTGCTCCGCCATAAACAACTTCGTGGCGGACGCCACCGCACCTGAGACACCGGGGATGTCGGGGAACGCTCGTGAGTCGCCAAGCGGGAAGTCGCCACGGTCTCCCGAGAGGAGGTTGTCGATCACATAGGCGTAAACATCGAAATCGGTCGGCACAGGCGTGCGTTGCCCGATCAGGCTAACGATCTGATCGGCAAGGTGGGAGGCGGAGTCGCGGTCCCAGACACGCTTGAACTCAGGCCGAGGTGCTAGAAGCTCTTCTTCTGGCCCTGCACCGCGTTCTGCCGCGAAAACGGCCTCTTCTTCGGCCTCTTCTTCGAGGGTAGTGGGCGCGGGGCCAAAGGTCACTCCCTTGATGTTTCTTTCGGCTGTGGCCTGGCCTGCCGCGTCCCGTGCGGCCCGGTTCCCAACAAGTTCGTTAAGGGCCTGCGCCAGGCGGGTGAGGGCAAGCCAGTCCTGCTCCTTGCCCTCGGCCTTCGCCTCCTCTCGCGTTTTGTCAGTCCACGGACCGCCCATCTACTGACCCCCGTTCAGGTAATGCCGTGAGATATTGCTGTCACGATAGTGCTGGCTCACCCGGTCGTTCCGTTTTCGGCCCCTGCCGACCTCTTCCATGAACTGCTTGGGCTTCGGGCGGCGTTTTAGGCCACGTTTGGCGCCCAAACGAAACTCGTCCACGACCTCGCGGACTGCCTGTGTGAACTCATTTTGTGCCGGCATTGTTTACCTACCGCTCTGGGGTTATCACCCCAACCTGATGTTTTGGGCAGTACAGCATATTTTCGTGCATGAACCACCCCTCCGGCGCATAGACACCTTTCTGCTCAAAAAACGCCCTGCCTAGATAGGTATTGGGAACCATGAGGGCTCCCGATATGGCAATCACCTTGCTCGCATCGCACGCCTCACAGTGGAAGTAAACAAACCCCATAGCCCCACCATGATGGCCCTTGAACGCTATCTCCACTGCGGCTTGATAGCGCCGCACATCGTTATCCTTGTCAATTTTATCCAAATAGAAGCCCATACCCTACCTCAACAGGTCGCCGGGACTGGCGGTGTCCGGGCTGACCGGGTTCCGGAGCCTGCGGTTGGCCTGCCGTTCGGTGGTCGGCGCCGCGCCATTGCCCCGTTCGTCCATCGGGTTCTCGACACCGGCGCCGGGACCGCCCTCAAGCGACTCGCCGTCCGTAACAATCGCCAGCGCCATCTCCTCGTCCACGATTCCACCGAGGCCCATCTCGCGTGCCGTCTCCTGGGCGAACTTCGCAGCCACGATGGGAGAGTTGCGAATCTTGTCCATCATCAGCCGTTTTCTCAGGCCGACGACATCCTCTATTCGGGCGTCCTCCTGCCAGTAGGTCTCCATGTCCTTCAGGCCCGTCTGGACCTCCTGAATGCCCAGTTGCCGCCTCTGAAGCTCCAGTAGGGGGTCGATGACCTCGAAGGTGACCTTGATATCGTAGTTATGGGCGATGTCGGCGGGCCGCAATTCCTTGCCCTCGGCGCCAATGGGCCGTTTGATCGCCAGGTCCACCAGCCTAAGAATGTTCCCGGCGGTGATCGACGCCAGGTGTTGCAGTTGTACCGCAGCCGCCGCGAACTTGCGTTGAGCCGCCGTGGACAGGATCGCCTGCTGGCCGACGGTGTTGACGCCGGCCTCTCGTTGCCCGGCCAGCGCCCGAGAGAACGTTCCCTGCTCGATGTCCGTAGCGGCCTCTCGGCCCACCTCGAACATCCACCGGGTGATCTCCTTGGTCTTGACTGTCCAGAGGTCGCCTTCCTCGCCCTGAATGAGGTCCTGTTGAAGTTGCTGCGCCATCTCCGACGGATCGCGCGGGGTCCCTCTCGGCGCGTACGCAGCGGCTATGAGAAGCTGGTGCTTGGCCGACGCGGACTGCGCCTGGTTCTTGATGGAGTCTATGATGGGGCCGAGCAGTCCTGCCGCCATGAACTTGGGGTCTACTTTCTTGAGGTCCGTCGGCTCCATGCCGAAGCCCGCGTAGGCGTGCGCGAAGGGAACAATTCCGCCCGGTGAAGGCTCGGTCCAGAGAATCTCCCCGGACTTGAGCTTGACCGCGTGCCACCTCCTCGTCCAGTATTCGATGATCTCAACGAGGGAGTAGGGATCGATGTTCTCCAGATCGAAGACCCGTGCGTCCAGAAGGCCCCTGCTGGCCTTCTGCTTCGACATCTCGTGAAGCTCGTGCGCCACTATCGAGATGTTCTTGACGGCGTACCGCGGCTGCTTATTCAGGGGGTCCAGTAGCACTCGCGCCGGGTGCGTGGAGCGAATGCGAACGGGATTCCAGTTCTTCTGCCCCGCCCTGAAGATATCCTCCCGAAGGCTGAAGTCGTCGTCGTCCTCGCCCCTCTTCCGTTTCGGCTTGGTTGGCCTATCCGACAGGTTCAGTACCGGGCCGTCCGCCGGGGTATAGCCGTAGTGGACGAGGTGCCGCCCCATCTGTTTCCACGGCAGCATCAACTCCATCAGGGAGGAACTGTCCAGAACGGCCTTCATGGCGAGTTCGATACGGTTGGCGGCCTCTTTGGACTCCTGGGAGTCGCCTACGGGCTCTCGGTGAACTCGCGGCTCGAACGCAAGCTGGGTATCGGCGGCGTGGTCGATAACGTTGGTGGGCGTGGAGGGCCGATACTTGCCCCGTGTCTGCTCCTTTTCGGGAGTCCAAAGAGAGTAGGTCCGATGGTAGTAGGTATCACGTATCTCCCAGTCCCGGTGCGCTGCCTTCCAGGTGTTGGACAAGGACGTGAACAGGTCGTCTATGAACTTCCCGGTCGGCCTTTGGTCAAAAGAGATAGTTGCCATCGCCTTACCACCCGTAGCTGATTATCACGTCGTCCACCATGCCTCCCGAGTAGGCCCATTTCCTCATCTGCCATGCGATGCCCACGGCCATCGGGTAGTCGTCGTGCGCTCCGACCATCGCCTCTATTGTCCCGCGTGCGTCAGTGTTGCGTATGACGGTCGAGAACTGGTCCAGCCCGGCCTTGTTCGGCACGATCAGGTGCCGAGACGCCACGGCCTGAATCAGCTCGCCCCACAGAACGAACCGACTGCTGCCGTCGGTGTGCCAGCCGATCTTCTTAGAACCCCTGCCTGTCTCCCGATGAAAAATGCGCGGGTAGTGGACCGCCTCCGCCGCCTTGATGACGATTATACCCCACTCGTTGTCCTCGATGCCCCAGATGGGGCTTCGGTATCCCCACTCAGGGTCGGTGAGCAGCCTTACAGATGCCTCGGCAAGCTCCTCCGGGCCGACCATGTTGTCCATGATATCAGCCACCACGTAGCCGGTCTGGGCGTCTATGATGGTTGTCACCGAGTAATCGCGGCCCACCCCGTGGGAAACGTCCGTCCCGGCCATGTACTTGCGGCCCATACGCCATTTCTGGTAGATGTTGATGGGGCCCAGGGTCTCGACGGGCCTACGGCAGTCCTCTTCCATGTCCTTCAGGATGTCCATGTCGAACGCCTGCAACGATCTCGCCGGGGCCAACGCCTCAGTGGACGATGCCGGGTACTCCTGCTCCATGTAGAGGTCCGGGGACATATCGGAGGTCTCGGGAATGGAGTCCTTCGTCCTCTCGTACCATGCCTGGTCCCGTCCGGGTCGGACATGCCACGGGTAGAAGAGAGCCTTCCAGCCGTTGTTCGGCGCCCCGCGATACAGCTCCTTGAAGAGCGATATCATCTTCTTCTTGTTCGACGTGGACCCCATGACGATCTGGCCGCCCGCGTCGATGGTGGGCTTCACGGCAGCCAGGTTGGCGTCGAGGAATTCATGGAAATCCCCTTCGTCCTGCGCCACCAGGGTCGCCGTCTCCGACCGGCCCGCGTCCTCCGTGGCGGGCAACGCCATGATCTTGGAGGACATTCCGGGTATCGAAATCTCGGAGCGAGAGTCGGTGCCGAGGGGCAGTTGCCATGCCTCCGGGAGGGCCTTGTAGATAAACCGGACCTTCCCCAACAGCGCGGTGGCCTCGTTCTGCCCCTTGGAGAGGTTCAGCAGCACCGCGCCCTCGTGAAAACGCAGGAGCCAGACGTCGTAGGCGGCGAGAATCCAAGAGAAGCCGATCTGCCTCGCCTTGAGGATGGCGAGCTGCCGTTCGTTCAGCAGCGAGTGAGCCATCTCCAGCACGTGGGGCCACTTCTCCAGTTTGATCTTGCCCCGGCCCGGCGGCGGCTCCATGATGTAGACATAGTCGAGGAAGTTGATGAAGTCGCGGCCGGCCAGAACCATCTCGGCTGCGGGACCGAGGTCGGCAAGGCGCTGTTTATCAAGAAGCGGAGTGGTCAACTCAGCACCGGATGGAGGCCATTTTCGCGTTCTCCCTCTTCTTCCTTTTTGACATACAGTTCAATCGCGCCGTTTAGTTCTGCAAGATAGGTAGGTCCGAAGCCTTGACAGTCCAGTAAGCGCCTGTCGTGGGCCGTTACGACTTGGCCCAGGCAGTTGTAGTTGTTGCGCCTCAAGGCATTCTGCACCCTCTTCGACAGATTCAACACCTCAATCGGCCTGTCATACCAGGGCAGGTTTTCGGGCCTGAGCCGCTCTCGCTCCCTCTCTTTAGTTTCCTCTTCCAGTTTGCCCAAAAGGTCCAGGGCACGGACACGGAACTCCGCGCTCTCGGCACAGTCTTGAAACAGTGCCCAGCAGAGACGTTTCCTGTAAGACCGGAGGGCCTTGGCCTCGATCTGGCGGATTCTCTCGCCGCTGACACCAAAGCGTTTCCCAACCTGTCGGAGGGTCTGGGGCTTTGCACCGGCCAGGCCATACCGTAGCTCCAAGACAAGAGCGTCTCGCTCGGTTAGTGCGTCGCGAACAACGCGTGCTAAATCCCTACCGATAATATCAAAGGCAAGGAGCCCAAACCTTTTACGGGACGACCCGGACCGGGTCACTTCTTCCCCCGACCGTGTTTACTGGCCTGGATGGCACGTTCCTGCGCCTCCGCCTTGGCCTTCGTCGCGTGAGTCCCAAGCACCTTGCCCTTGCCTGAGATCAGCTTCCACTGGCTGCCCGACTTTCGAACGGTCATACCCTCACCTGCGCCTTCATCTTAACCGTGACGCCCAGGAAGCTGCCCAGCCGCTCCTTTTTCGTCGGCGGCTCGTACGGGTACTCCTCGGAGTTCGGCTGACCGCCGCCCAGATACAAGAACCGGCACCCCGTGATGCCGTGAACCACGTCCCGCAGCATACGGTAGGGGCATATGGTCGCCACGTAGACCCGGAACCCCTGCCCCTCCAGCATCTTCGCCAGGTGCGCCGTCCGAATGTTAGATATCCACCTGTCCGCCGACGAGAACCCCAGCTCCGGCCAGCACTCCCTCAACTCGTCCCCGTCCAGCAGAATGTCGCCCTCCCGCATCATCTTCCGAGCCTGAGTGGTCTTCCCCGCGCCACTGTTGCCGGTGAGCCAGACGATCACGGCTCGTCCCCCCCAATGTTCTCCGAGACGTACGGCGGCATGTCCTTCAGGGCCTCAAGGACGACGGGTCCAAACGCTAGGGACTGCCCGATAAGATTTAGCTTTGCTAGGATTTCTTCCTGATTCTCCAGAATGCGAATGAGGGCCTCACGCTGAACATTCGTATCTGCGGCTGACCCCGCTACGGACCATTCACCCAGAGTCGCGATGATCTCACTCGTGGGCCGCCGCGAACTCATTCCACCCTCCCTTACATGGCACAGCTAGGCTCCAAGGTGCTACGTTGACTGGCACGACGGAAACGTTGCTAGGCGGAGATTCCCCTTGATGCTGGATTGAAGTGCTACGTTGATTGAGACCACATGAGAACGTCGAACGCCGGTATCGTTACCCCCTACGAGAGTAATTAACATCAGCGGGCCTATAAGCCCGCGTAGAGATGTTAATTACCACCCGAAATGTTGACAGCTACGTGTTGACCACCGTCAACCTATGTTACGCAATACGCCCCAGGGAAGCGTCACCGGATTCACGAAAGAATGTTCCCGTAACGTTACTTGCGCTAGGTTCGATACGTTTCCGCCCGAACCGCCGACTAGGTCCGTTCACCGTCCGAGGCCATGCCTTCCTCGGAGCCCGCCCCTTGATTATCGGTGCCTACTACGGACTCACCCGCGATCGACACGCGTCCGGCTATGTTAAGGGGCGGGTGATTCCCCTTCGCCGGCCCTATTCCTATGCCGTCACCTTGTCCGGCTTCGGCTTACCACGGTTCCACTTCCACGACGTGCACCGTGGACACATCTGAGGCACACCACTATCCCGGAACGGCTGCATCCCGCGCCGGATTTTCTTTGGCGTGGGCTGCCAGTTATGCCCGCACAGATCGCACACCCACTCGAATATCAACCGCTGCCTCGATCCCATGACAATACCCTACAACACCCTATCATGCCGTGTCAAGGTAGCGGCCATCGACCCGCGACTTGCCGGGGGCTCACGGAAAGAGTCCCCAAAGTAGGGTCCCCTTTTCAAATCGATGTCCCCCCTTCGCTCTGAGAGAATCGGTCTCGTGCGCGTTCCTCTATTCGCGTGATGCGGGGTCGGCGGCCCCTGCTAGCTTTACCAGCTTGACATAACTTCTATAGTGTGCGCACACCGCAGCTATGAATCAGCCCCACGGTGCCTTGGGTGGCGGGATACCGTCGCGCCCCGGGCCTCGCACCTACATCATCCGTCACCCTGGGCAGGCGCCGGCAGCATTTTCTGGCTTTCACGGTAGGCCGCCACAATAACCCTTAGCTCTTCCACGTCTAGGCCGTCTAGGGCCTCGACACGGTGCGCAACGGATATGTCCAGCTTGCCCTTTGTCTCGAGTAGACCGTGAAGTTTCGCTAGGAGCTCCAGCCCTTTCGTAACTGGTCCGTGGGCTCCGTCCGCCGCAGCATCGTTGATTAGTTGCTGTGTTCTTTCCGTAAGCCATTCCCTTGTAACGCCTGTCTTACGGCGCAAAGCCGCCTTTTGGCGTTCGATTTCAGATGATACCAGAGGATGGTAGACTAGGTCCGATCCGGTGGCTTGTAAGGTAACGTCATTTCCCTGATACCCTGCTTCGCGAGCAGCAAGCGTGGCGTTCCCGTGGGCATCGCCTAGATATGCGTCAACGAAACGTTGCTGTTTAAGGGTAAGCGCTGTTTTGCGGGTTGTACGGTCCATGTTTTAAGTATAGCAATAATCCCTAGGGGCTTGACAATATCAAGAACACTGTGATAGTCTACCCCTGTACCAGTCAGTAGACTGGATTCTAGCAAAGGGGGACAGCCATGAAAGTATCGGACGCCAAAGCCATTACCGGCGGTCTATCGGAGCCGGAGAAAATGCCAGGTAAGGCTTCCAATTTACCCGCAGCGGAATGCAAGACCGGCGCAAAGCTGGTCAAGATACCTGGGTCCGTTTGCCACGAGTGCTTCGCCCGAAAGGGCAATTATGCACGGTATGCGAAGACCGTACAACCCGCCTTGTATCGTCGCCTAGACAGTATCAGACATCCGCAATGGGTCGACGCGATGGTAACGTTGCTTGAACGCCAAACCGTAGACTTCCGATGGCATGACTCTGGTGATTTGCAATCAGTGGAACACCTGAACCGAATTTGCCAGATAGCATCCCGAACCCCTAACATTCGCCATTGGTTGCCAACACGCGAATACAAGATTGTCACCGACTATCGCAAGGTCGGCGGAACGATACCCGCGAACCTGACCATACGCCTATCAGCCCACATGGTCGACGGCGCGCCGCCCACGGGGTTCGGGCTGCCGACGTCCACCGTCTCGAGTAACGGTGACGCCAATTGTCCAGCACCCAAACAGGGCAACAAGTGTGGCGACTGCCGCCGATGCTGGAATCCAGCGGTTCAAAACGTAGCCTACGGCCTACACTAAAGGGAATTTCGAGTTGGAAGGTGAAATTCATGATAGCCATGTCCTACAAGCTGGGATGCAGAACGACGGAGTCAGGGCCCTTCGCCTACAATGCGCTTCGCTTCGCGACAAGGGAAGAAGCGGAAACCTACGGGCTTGAGCTGTCAATGCGGTGGCTCGCGCTGCGGGACTGGGAAACTCACGAGTCCGACGAGCCGGTCAACTATGCGATCAAGGACGGCAAGGCCGTTAGAATCGAGATGGAGGTATAGACATGAGTAACCGGATCGAAAAGTACGCGACTATGGTCAAGGGCAAGGTCGACAAGCTGGGCGACACGGCGCTCAACGGTGTGAGCTGGGAGCAGGCCGACGCCGAAATGGCGATCACGGACCTCGAGCGGGTCGCCTACCAGAACGCACAGTCGCGAGCGTTCGCGTCTGGGACCCTGAACCACGCGGAAGCCATGACAGCCTATCGCGCCATCGGTGAGGCCGGCTCCGAAAAGAACGGCAATTGGCCGGCACGGACCAGCTACCCCATGAAAGTGGCCGTCACCGCGCTGGTGGGCGAGTTGCTCAGCAAGCGCGCCTAGGTGAGGCCGGGGCTTCGGCCCCGTAAACCCCAGGCCCGGTGCCAAGGCCGGGCAGAAAGGATGGAGACGATGGTTTTAGTCGGAGACAAGGTTCAGCTACAGGGCACAGTGGTTGACATATATCCGAGCGGAGAAGTTGTGGTCAAGATCATGCTCGGAAAGCCAGGATATCCGGAAACGTCGATAAAAGTCTTGGTTGGGGCCGGTCAGGTCAAGCAAATAACCTAGCCTCCCCGCTCCGAGCGCCTGATGCCACGGGCGCTCCATCGAGGACGCTAGGCGAGAGGAGGACGACATGGCAGCATCACCACAATGGAAGGTCTATAACGTAGAGGGCCAGTATCTGGCGGCGTTCAAGTCCCCGCTTCATGCCGCTATTCTCATCGCGGGGCTTGGCGATGGGACAACGCTGAGAAAAGGCCATAAGCAGGTCGTCTACACTGAGGGTGTAGATGGGGTAGCCTCAGAATGCTATGACGACGTCGAGAGGGCGGCGTATGGCTCATAACACATGGCGGGGCCACTGTGAGCTTTGTGGGAAGGTACTCCGGGGCAATCTTGCCCACTGGCATCACCTTATGGGCCATCAGAGACGCGGGGAGCTTGGAGAGCTAGAACCCTCACGGTTCCGCACGGGGCCAGGCCGCTCTGGCTGGAGCCTTGGAGAGTTGGCGTGGGCGGCAGCGAAGGCAAAGAGAGAGACTCGGTAGCAACGAAAGGGGGACAGGATCATGGAACAGCAGCATACACCGGGGCCGTGGAAGGCCGTCAACCTTGACGGTGGCGTCTATATCAATCCAAGCCGTGACGAGGGGGAGTTTGCCTTATTGGCGAAGGTACATAGCTCTACAGCATTCCGTAGCGGTGAGACAGTGGACGCCAACGCCCGCCTCATCGCCGCCGCACCTGATTTACTGGCGGCATGCGCGGCCCTGTCCCGAGATGGAGGAGCACAGCATACGGGTGTCTGCGCCATAGCCTTGACCGATATAGAGCCCTGTGATTGCGGTTACGAGGTCCGCATCAAAGCTGGTCGGGACGCCGTCGCCAGGGCCCGTGGAGTCATTGCCAATGTCTGACCCATGCGCCCTGTGCGCCTCCACCGAGCCTGAGACGTTCACGATAGAAGAGATCGAACGCGGCACCATGAACATCTGTCTCGCCTGCTACGAGGCCGCGAGAGAGGCGTGGATCAGCGCACAGATGGACGCGGGCAAGGACCGCGCAAAGGAGGGGCTATGAGCGAGCAACCTAGAGCACTACCCGCAAGCATGGAAGTCCGCCGTCGCCAAAGGGCGGAGGCTCAAGCCTGCCGTGACATCAGCACCGAGGCCCTGGAATCGGGCCGACGCCCGCACCTAGCACCCGATTACGCGACGGTGGTGGAATGGATAAGCGCCTATCGCGATCTTGACCACGACGCTTTCAAACACATTGACCCGCCTGGTCTCGCAAGGTTCCTCATGGACAAACTCGCGCAACTGTGATATGCTAAAGGTATGCCAGCAGGTTTTTATCCAAGGCCGTCACCAGAGGAAAGACTGTGGGCCAAGGTTCGTAAGCAACCCGGCCCTAACGGATGCTGGCTGTGGCTGGGCGCCCATAACGGACGCCTTTACGGCACTATCTTTGTCGATAATCGTGTGACATATGTGCATCGTCTCAGTTATGAACTTGCCAAGGGGCCAATCCCTGATGGCTTGCAGATAGACCACCTTTGTCGTGTCCATAACTGTGTGAACCCAAAGCATCTGGAGGCTGTCACTAGCAGGCAAAACATCCTACGGGGAAATGGGCCGCGATTAACCAGTGAGCGGTGGCGGGCAATCACTCACTGCAAGCGAGGCCACGCTTATGCAGAGAACACAATGATCGTCCAGGGCAAGAAACGAGTGTGTCGGGTATGTCATTACTGGAGGACACGAGAATGGTATCGCAGAGAGAGAGCCAGGCGGAGTGGTTTGTCCGACAAATCAAAGTCTTCTTAGAGCATGAGCCTACGGGGTCTGTCGTGCCCGACCGTGTAGGGGCATTGGCTGAACATCTGTGCGGAAATCGCGCTATGGTAGAGGACGCCCGTGTCACGGCGCTGGTCGCGGCGGCGCGGAAGGCATTGGGCAACCTACGCGGCAGTGTGGCGCTCTCAAACCACGACTACCTCGACACCGCACTCAAGCCCTTTGAGGAGAAAGCCTAATGGCAAAGAGTGAACGAATGGCCTGGATACTGGTAACGGTCGAGGGCGACGACTGGCACACCGACGAGGACACGGGCGAGCCGTGCAAGCCCGATTGGGACATTGCGCGAAACGAGCATGTCACGCCTACACTCTGGGTCGGTAGCTCGTCCCCTTGGGGCTCGAAGCACGGCGTCACGATGGAGTTCATTGAATGGGAGCCCACCGATGCCTCCTGAGATACTCCCGGCCCTCGTACCCTTCGCGTTGCACCGGCACCGCTGTGGGCGCGTGTTCTGGGTCGAGTCACGCAAAGGCGATACGATCTGGCTCTTCTACGACCAGACGCCGGGGCCGACACAGTGGCAGGCGGTCAACTGCTGCCCGTGTGAGACACTATTCAATCACGAGGATTTCGAGGTGATCTCGGAATGACCACCGCCACCATCCTCGCAGAACGCGCATCCAGGGGCGCTGCCCACATGGACGAGTATCTCCCAGGTTGGTGGCGCGACGTGGACGTACCACGCCTCGACATGGGTAGCCACCTGCTGGACGTGATCGGGCAAAACTACTCGTCGTGGCCCCAGGGGTTCCGTGAACTGGACCTGGACCTGAACGATGGCGGCGTGAAGGCTGTGGGCCTGGGGTTCTTCCTGGGTATCAACGCCAAGGCTTACCCGCAGCTCACCGAGGCGTGGGTACGAGAGATTCAGAAGCGAAGGGAGGATGTAGGATATGCCTGAAGGTATTGAGCAAATCAACGGAATCGTGAAGGCGGACAACGACGCGCTGATCAAGGACTACGTGGCTCTGACCGGGGCTATCGCGGACCTGGCCGAGTCACGGTCCCGCATCGAGTGGGAGCTGACCCGCCGCATGGAGGCCGACGGGGCCACCGCGATACCCAACGAACGCTACGAGGTCTTGCTGGCACCGTCGAAAGTGACCTACGACTACGGCAAGCTCGTGGCGCTGTTTGAGACCGTCTCCGAGGCCGACTTGGTAGCAGCGGGGGCCTACACGCCGGAGCACGACGAGCCTGTGCCTGCGAAGTGGAACGCGACGAAACTGAAGCCGTTTCGTAAGTTTGGTAATGACGTCAAGACGATTATCGACGGTGCTCGGCTAGAGGGACCGAAGAAACTCAGCATCAAGGAAAGGAAGGGGGTGCCAGCATGACTGATGAGACACAACTGGACATTCAGGCGGATGAGGAGCCGCAACTGCCTAGCAAGGTGCAGCTTGAGCAGACGGTGGAACGCGCCACCGACATGGCAAAGACCCTGGCGAACATAATCTCACAGAACAAGCTCTCGGTGAAGATCGGTAAGGGCGAGCATATCCGTGTTGAGGCGTGGCAGACAGTGGGTCGGTTCTGTGGCTACACCGTTCGCACCCGCGAGATACCCCATGATGGCCCTGGGCGCAAGGCGACGGCCGAGGTCATACGGCTATCAGATGGCATGGTGGTGTCCACGGCGACCCATGAGTGCGGCACCAAGGGTGACGATGTGTGGGTCAACCGACCCCCGAACGCTCAGGCGTCGATGGCGCAGACCCGCGCCGCAGGCAAGGCGTTCCGCAATATCCTGTCATGGATCGTCGTTCTGGCCGGCTACGACACGACGCCGGCAGAGGAAATGCCACGCACGAGCGACGTAGCGCAACCAGCCAAAGGCAGGTCGGCACCGGAGGTCGTTGACAAGGGACACGGCATTTGCGCCGAGCATGGTGTCGCCTATTTCCAGTCACCCCGGATGCGTGGCCCCGCTCATCAAACAGGGGACGGTGGTTGGTGCAACAAAGAAGCCGATGCGCTCGCGCCACAGCCGCGTCAGGCTCCCGCGCCTACCAACGAGGCGGCGGAGATGGCGGAAACGACGACCGGGGACGTGGAAGAGATGTACGGCACGGACCCACTGGGCGAAGGCGCGGAGAGGCACATATCGGCAGACCCGGAGGGGTAGCGAGTCGTCCCATGCCGCAGCGCTTAGGTCCCCCTTTGTCACTGCGGCTGAGTCGAAGCACCGGGGTTCCTGCGGCCACACCGCGGGACGAGCCCTATAGGCAAGCGGGTCTGCGTGTGGGCGACCCGGCCCCGGCATTATGGCTGCGGTGCGCTTCATTCCGGTGTTTGGCGCTTCGGTTTCTAGCCACCGCAGCCAACCCAAAGGCCACATGCGCCGACCCGCTCTCGGCGCGGTGAGTAACGAGAATGGGTTATGGCTTCAAAGAGCGCATGGGGCGTAGGCGGGCTCTGCGCCCCGAAGAGAGACGGAGATGGAGTACTACAAGTTACCAAAAGACAAGCGGTGGCTGGGCAGTTACAGCCCGTATGATATCGGTGGGAGAAGCACGGACGTTAGCCAGATAGGGTATTCTCTTCGCCAGATCGTCAAGGATATGTTCCCTGTGAATAGTGTGCCCCTAGACTACGTGGAAGGGCTCACTGAACTTCAGTCGTGCCTAGATCGAGCAGACCAAGAGATCGAGAGATTCATTGAATGGGTATCCGATCAGCAATGACCACCCACACCTGCACCTGGCAGCTAGTCGCGGGGCCGTTCCCGCAGCCTGCGAGCACGAACCAGAAGGACTACGGGCGCAACAACGCTGTGGTCTACCTGCGGTGCTCACGGTGCGGAACGACAGCAGGGCACTGGATATCGTGCCGCCAAGAGTGGACACGCGCGAAGGCGGCACGGGAACTGGGGAGGCTGGCTACCGAAACATGCTTGACAGCCAGCGGCACCGAGGGATAGCATGAGGGTTGCGGGGTCACGAGGCAGATTCTATACTAGGGAACATAGCCCCTCGTGGCTAACGTCTGCTCCGTGACCCCGGAACAGGACGAGCACTTCACGGGGGGCTTTCCATTTGCCATGATAGTACCACTGTACAACCGAGAACGGCAGGTCGTTGCCTCAACGGTGATTGCCGACGAAGATGCATGGATTGGCAAGTGGAAATGGGGCCAACTCAAATACAAAGACTCGCGGTATCGCTATGCAGCCAGATGGGAACGGCGCGGCGAGAAATGGACTGCAATACTCATGCATCGGGAACTATTAACGCTTCCAACTGACACCTTTGCCACCACGCTCCAGGAAGCCAGCAACGAACGTCGCCACCTTGAGGCACGTCACGGCAACGGCTACCTGCATCACTGCCTCGTCTGCGAACAGTGGTGGGCAGATCGGAACGAGGCCCCGGAGGCGTGTCGGACGTGCCGGTCACGCAGGTGGGCCGAAGGGGTGCCAGAATCGCTCTCAGGCACCTCTGAGTACGCGACAGAGCGTTTGCTGGACCACTTCGAGGTGCTGCAATCCAGGTTTGATCTCTTGCAGGCGTTCTTCTGGGAGATGACACGGAGTACGAACCGGACACTGGGCGACTTCGCGTTCCTGCTGCCGCACGAGGCGCAGGGGATACTGAGAGAGCATAGCGAGGGGCCTTTTGGTAAATCTCAGCAGAAAGGGATAGGTTTTGGCCCTCCCAAGGCATGAGTGGAGAGCGGGCATCCATCTGTTCGACTGGGATGCCGACGGCGTGAGGATTCGCCTTGACCGGATGCGAGAGTCCTCCGACGGGTCCGTGAAGGGCGAAGTGTCGATAACCAAGACGGACATACCAGACGGGGAACTGGTCGAGGCCGACAGGCTGACCCTGAACGCGCCCCGAAGCCGCAAGGAGGTCGCCAACTTCTGCAACGACCGGGTGCCGGGCTACGACTGGGCCGCGATGATCTCTCAGGCAGCGACGCTGGCAATACGCAGGCACCGGGAGGGCGAGCCCGCCGTGGACTTAGCAACGATGGAACGGCAGTCAGGAACAAGCTACCTGATCGAGCCGTTCCTGCTTGAGCACCAGCCCAACCTTATCTTCGGCGATGGCGGACTGGGCAAAAGCATCTTCGCGCTGTATTGCGCCGTACTGGTTGCCTCCGGCGCGTCCACCAAGAGGTTCATGGTGCAGCCGGGCAATGTGGGGTATCTCGATTACGAGGCCGACAAGGACGAAACGAGCCTGCGGCACGAGATGATATCCACGGGGCTAGAGATAGAGAAACCGCCGATGACATACCGTTTCTGCCACGAAGCGCTGTCAAACGACGTGCAGGCCGTCCAGACACTTGTGGCGGAGCACGATATCCAGCTTCTGATCGTGGACTCGGCGGGACCGGCGTGCTCTGGAAAGCCCGAAGGCGCTGAGGAAACTATCGCGTTCTTCCGGGCGCTGCGGTCCCTCAAGGTCACGTCACTTATCGTCGCGCACGTCAGCAAGGGCGGAGGCCCACGCAAAGGACCATACGGCTGCTACTCTAGCGACACTGAGGTCTTAACCAAGGCGGGCTGGAAGCCCCATCCCGAAGTCGCTCTGTCAGACGAGGTAGCGTGCTTCAATCTGGATACCGAATACATTGAATGGCAACGCCCAACGGAGGTGCATAACTACGAATATCAAGGCGAGATGGTGCATTTCACCGGGCAGACCAAGGGCAGTCTCGATATTCTTGTGACGCCCAACCATCGCATGGTTGTGAAGCCTGATTATAAACTACCGGTAGGAACCAAGAAGCCATATCGTAATCCTCGTGAGTGGCACTATAAAGAGGCCCGTCAACTACTTGGCGGATCAGCTTGGTTCTTCCCGTATGCCAGTAACGGCATCGCTAACGTAGAGCAAACAGAGATTAGCCCCGCCTTTGCTCGTTTCCTTGGGTGGTGGCTTTCGGAGGGCTCTCTAGACGGCAACGCCCCGGTGTTGACCCAGGCCGTCGGTCAAGTTGCTGATGCCATGCGCGAGACAGTAGAGGCTCTTGGGTATGACTCCAAGGCGTGGTATGGAAAGAGTAGGCCGCATGAACAAACCGTAATGCAATTACGCCTGCGAAAAGCTACGGGGCTAGGCAAGTGGCTAAAGGCAGAATGCGGGAAAGGTGCGCCGAATAAGCGCATCCCGCGCTTCTTATTCTCGGCATCCCTGGCGGTTCGTGAGGCCCTGTTTGCGGCACTCATTGAGGGCGATGGCTCCCTTGCCCCCAATGGCCGCATGCGATATTCGTCAAGCTCTCGCCAGCTTGCTGATGATGTACAGATGCTCGCTATCACGTTAGGCTATGCTGCACGCGTGGTATTCCGACCGCGCCCGCAACTGCTCCACCTTGACCAATGGGTAGTTCATATTGACCCACGCCGTCAACTCTCAATACGCCCTCGAAATGTTGAAACGGTGGATTATGAAGGAACCGTTCACTGTCTTACGGTCCCGACCGGAGCGTATATAACCCGGCGTAATGGCTACATGGCCGTGGCTGGGAACTCGCCTTACTGGGTCAACTTACCCCGTAGCGTCTGGGAGGTGCGCAAGTCTCAGAAGATGGACGCCGACTCGCTGGAGTTCTCCCTTTGGCACCGCAAAATCAATTCAGGTAAGTTACGCAGGCCGATGGCGTACCGAATCGACTTTCAGAATCCCGCTACGGTGTTCCACGAGCTCGACGTGCGGGACTCCCAAGAACTCAGCGAGGGGCTGCCGATGCCGGAACGGATCACGGCCTTGCTCGCTCGCGGGGCGCTGGACGCCGAGAGTATCGCAGAGACGCTGGACGCAAAGACAGACCTAGTACGAGTGACCCTTTCGCGTGGCAAGAACCGGTTCGTGAGGCTCGGAGAGGGCAAATGGGGCAACCTGACTCGTGATGTTAATTAACAACCTCTTAACATTAAGTTTAGTCTATAGACTGACGGAGCACCCCGATGCCTGACACCGTGCCCGCGCTCGACAAGAAGACGTTTCGGGGACCAGACTGGATCGTATACGAAGCCCATGGCGAGATTGAGGGCGTCGGATATCATGTTACGTGGGAGCCGAACCGGTCATTCTTGCTCACAATGGCCGCTCGTGTGATGCCAGCGGTGCGGATGACGCGAACCGGGAAATGGAGCGACCGACCCGCGAAGTACCAGGCTATCCAAGGAGCACTCCGCGACAGGGTGATTCTACTCATGCGGGAGCACTCGATAGAGCCGTTCCCGAAGGATGTGAGGTTAGCCCTCGGAGCGAGTTTCTACCTGACCCCAGGCCATGCCCGTGGCGATCTTGGGAACCTGGAGAAGGCGGTCGAGGACATGCTGCAAGGTGCTCTGTACGAGAACGACCGCTGTATCTGGGCGCGGCTACCGGGTCGAAAGGTCCACTCAAAAGTAAATCGTTTCATGGTCAAAGTGGAGGTACTGCAAGGAGACACCGATGGCTGAGACGACTGCAATCGAATGGGCCGCCTATGATATAATGGGCGTATGGCTGGTACCCGTAGAGGCTCGTTGCTTACAGC